TAAAACTTTTACAGGGTGTGAAATTATTTCTAAAAATAATACCAAAACACTAGTGATGGTACATACCAAACTACTCTTTAGACAATGGATTGAAGAACTTGAACGCCAGCTTCCTTCAGCAAAGATAGGAAAAGTAGGTGACGGTTTGTTTGATATTCAAGACATTACTGTAGGTATATACAAATCTGTATATAATAGAAGAGATGAATTAGAAGACGCATTTTCAGCGGTTATTGTAGATGAGGCACATCTCTGTCCAGCAGAAATGTTTTCCACGGCATTAAACTCTTTAAACGCAAAGGTTAAGATAGGTATTTCTGCTACGCCAAAACGTAAAGATGGTAAACATGTATTCCTAGCTGACTACTTTTCTCCCTATATGGTAGAGGCTCGTGATCCAAGGCAATTACAAGATCCAGTAGTTCAAATTAAACGTACAGACTTTAGGTTTCCAGTAATTGATCCCAAAAGAGATTGGTCGCGCCAGTTGAACAAACTTTGTGGTAACAAAGATTACTTGAAAGCTATCGCTAATTTTGCCAAAAGTCAAATAGTCACTGGTCGTTGTCCTCTTATATTAGGCGAAAGAGTGCAAATGTTAAAAGATCTACAGGAGTTGATTCCTGATAGTATATGTTTAATTGGAGAAACTGATGAATCAACTAGAAAAGATGTTCTTTCGGGGGTTGGAGGAAAGTATAAAGCAGTCTTATCAACAAAACTTTTTGATGAAGGGATTAGTTGTCATAGGCTCGATACACTGTATCTTACTTGTCCTTCTAATAATCCTATTAAGCTTGAACAGCGAGTTGGTCGTATCATTCGTGAACACCCTGATAAGCAAGTCCCCATGATTGTAGATTGGTGGTTAGCAGGAGGGATAGTTGCCAGACAACAAACTAAACGTCTTGAATGGTATAAACAGCGTGGATATTATATACTTTAATTGGTACGAGTTGGTAGCAAAGGCAAGAAAAGATCAAGCGGCAATTCTTGTCTTGGCATTTGCACAAACTAAATTGTATAATGCTAGAACAACTAAAGGGCTAATGAAAGCATTAAATATAAACCATATTCCAATGTTTTTATTTACTACTGGCTTATTGGAGCAGAAAAAAGATAGGCTAGTTTGCAACTATAAAACTATAGAACCAATGAGTTATTTTACTAATCCTTGGTTTTTAACTCATAACGTAGAGATTACAAAGAAAACAGAATATCTACAACTTCTATCTATGAGAAGAATTAGCGAAGCTCAAGACTACATCGCTAAAAATTATATAAGAAAAGATTTACAAAACCCTTATATTGAAATTAAGGGTGATAAAATTTATTTTTTACCAGAGTCCTCGGTTTCGAGGAAATCCTACACTTAAGTTCTAACGAACAACAAAGGAGAAACTACAATGGTCGCATGGGATCAAGCCAAAGGTAAACAGTCTTCTGGCTCAAATCAACGCAGAGAAATCCAAAGACTTACTATGGGTATTGGAGATACTAAAGTAAGACTTATCGGAGATGTCATGCCACGTTACTGCTATTGGGTAGTAACAAAAGAAGGTAAGAAGATGCCTATTGAATGTCTTCAATTTAGTCGTGAAACAGAGTCATTTGACAACTCTGCTCAAGACCCTTTCAAAGAAATCGATGAAGCTATCTACTCAGATAAGCCACAGTTTTCATATGTCTGTAATGTGATTGATCGTTCAGACGGTCAAATTAAACTATTCGATCTTCGCGCTACAATCTACTCTCAAATTGTAGATTATGCTACTAATCCTGACTATGGTAATCCAGCAGATCCTGCTAACGGGTATGATATTACCATCAAAAAGGAAAAAACAGGACCACTTCCACAAAATGTAAAGTACTCAATCATTCCTGCACGAGGCAACTCACCTCTTACAGATGCAGAAAAAGAATTGGAACTTTTTGATCTCTCAAAGATCTATAAGCGTCAAAGCTATGATGAGCAAAAAGAGTGGTTGTTACAAAACACGTCCTATTTTGCCGGAGATGTCTCTGACGAATTTAAACCTGTTGAAGATGTGGATGACTTAGCATAATGAAAAAATCCTTAGCAGATCTTAAAAAGTCTTCTGCTAACGGAGAAGAAGCACCAAAGGAGCGTTCTTTTGGTGCTTTTAAAACCGTTGACGGAAACCAAGCAACAATTGATCTAGAAAAACTCAGAGAACATAATATCTTTTTTGCTACCCCTTGTTACGGAGGAATGCTCACAGATCAGTTTTTCTTGTCAATGTTTCGTGCGTCTCAAACTCTTATGAGACACGGAATTAACTTTAGAGTTACAACTTTACGAAACGAATCACTAATAACACGTGCGAGGAACATTCTCACAGCTATGTTTTTAGAATCAGACTGTACACATTTGTTATTTATTGACTCAGATATTGAATTTGATGCAGATTCTATCCTTAGAGCCTTAGCCTATGATAAACCTATTATGGCTGCTGCTTATCCTAAAAAAGCACTTCCTATTCAATATGCTATCAACTTTAAATTTCAAGATATTGAAAAGAAACAAGTACGAGTTGAAAATGGCGCTGTAGAAGTTCTAGATGCTTCGACAGGGTTTTTCTTAATAAAACGAGAAGTTTTTGAGAAGATGATGCAAGCATATCCAGAACTTCACTACCGTAATGACTCCAATATTGATCCAAAGTTTAATAAATATTGTTACGCATTATTTGATACTTGGTTAGATCCTGATGATAATCGTTATCTTTCTGAAGATTATACTTTCTGCCGTCGTTGGCAAAAACTTGGTGGAGAGATATGGTTAGATCCAAATACTAAACTAAACCATGTTGGAAGTTATACTTTTGAAGGTGATGTAGGAAAGATCATTGGACGAGGTTAAAACTTATCAGCTCGAACCTATTACTGGCGATGAGTTGCAGGAATGTTTAAATAAGATCATCATCAGAAAGGAAGTTTTTGATGATGAATATCACTGGCCTAACCTTTGTAGGTTTTTAGACTCAAACAAGCATTTATTTAAAAATGATTATTTTACAAAGTCTCAAACTATCAAAGAGTTTGCTGGAAGAACTATTCCTTTTAAGCTTTTAGATTCTCAGAATGAGATCAGGTTTACCTTCAAGTCTTATATGAATATTTGTAGATTCCTAGGACAACAACTTATTCATGAGTATACAGGTGAGCTTCATTTCCCTGACAACACAGAACTCACTCGTTGGGAAACTGGTAGGGAAATGACAGCTCATTCTGATAACTCATGGCCAGACGGGGACACAACAAATCATCCCACTTCTTTTAGAACTTGGTCTGCTATCTATTATATCAATGATATATATGAAGGAGGTGAGATCTACTTTCCAAGGCTTAATTGGTCTTATAAACCAGAAGCAAACACTCTCTTAGTATTTCCATCTAATGAGAAGTTTATTCACGGAGTAACAAAAGTAACTAAAGGTGAGAGATATACTTTTGCCATGTGGTACACTCAAGATTTTCAGTATTTGGAAATCTAATGAGTAGAGATCATATTTGGTATATTAAATATCTTAGTGCTTGTACTATTCTAGTAGCAATGGTAATGCATGTTGCTGGACTTACTCCTTGGAATAGTATTACTCAAATGATAGGTGCAGCAGGATGGATCTATGTGGGATATCGTTGGAATGAAAAGTCTATTATTCTTAACTTTGCACCACAATTTTTAATTATTATACCAATGCTAGTATGGATTTACTGGTTACAAAATTAAGACACACGGGTGACGTGACGCTAAGGCAACTCCGTTGCCGTGGCTGCGTCTCTCCGAGACTCACGCTAGAGCACAGCGGTTCAAGCCTTGTTCAACAGCTCTTCACCTACGGTGCTACGTTATTCACTAGCTAACAAACATAAATTAGCATACTTGAAAAGGAATTGCAATGTTAAAAATTTTATGTTCAGCGGATTGGCATATCAATCTACACAAAAAGAAGGTTCCATATGACTGGCAGACGGCTCGTTTCCGTGAAATGTTTCGTAAGCTGATCGCACTGGAACAACGTGTGGATGTTCATGTGATAGCTGGAGACATCTTTGATAAAAAACCAGAACCAGATGAAATCTCACTGTTTTTGAGCTATATCAATTCGGTCTCAATTCCCACATTCGTCATCCCCGGCAATCATGAAGCTACTCGCAAAGGAGAATCTTTCTTTGAACACCTTACTGAAAAGAACGCTATCAAAAATGAGAACGTGGTGGTATTTACTAGAAACGGACGTGCGACTATCAGAGATGTATCGTTCCAGTTCTTCCCGTATGGCGAGGTGCAAACGGACAATCTACCAACACCGGTACCAGGCGATATACTCGTTACACACATTCGAGGAGAAGTGCCGCCGCATATTAC